ATTAAAGCTCAAGAAACTAGCTCAACACTTAACTCTAGCTGGGCAACTTATCGACAGGCTTTGAGAGACATTACAACCCATTCAAACTGGCCTAACCTATCGTCAGCGAATCCAGATGGAAGTGGCGACAACGATTGGCCTACTGAACCAAGCTAATGAAAGTTGATGGGTCTACTTCAATGCAACAGATCCAGCAAATAGGCTGGCAGAAAGTTGCTAATAATAAACAGCAAAAGCTAATAGATGCTGCTGAAGGACAAACATTACAAAAGGTACGCGAAGAACAGCAGTTTGAGATTTATCAGGCAAAGGGCAAGAGGCTAGAAATGGAGTCTGTTTCTGTTTCTAAAAGAATAAACGTAGAGGTTTAAGTGAATCATCAAGATCTAAGTATAATTTGCATTGAAAGTTATAATTCAATTGATTTTGAAGAATCAAACATAGAAGTAATTGTTAGAGATAATGTATTTGCTTTTAGAGGAACTGATGAACCTAAAGATGTAGTACGAGACATCAGAATAGCCCCTTGGTGGGTATCTGAATTAGGGTGGGTTCCAGCAGGATTTGCTAAAGCTGCTAAAAGATTAATACCTAAATGTTTATCAGAATGTATGAGTAGAGATATTGAACCAGATAAGATTGTTTTAACTGGGCATAGTCTTGGAGGTGCAGTGGCTCTTATTGTAGGAGCTTTAATGGTAAGAGATGAAGTACTTCCAAAAGAAATTGTAACTTTTGGTGCGCCTAAATGTGGGAGATTAAAACTTTTAGATGCTATTCCAGTTACTTGCTACAGGCATGGTAAAGATGTAGTCCCAATGATTCCTCCTTTAATGAGGAGACATAAACCATTAGAACAAGCAGGGACACCTAATAGTTTAATTAAAGATCATTACATGCATAACTATGCTGAAATGCCTAAGTTAGAGGGTTTAGTTAAATGAGTGCTAAAAAGTTAGAGTCTAACTCAGAATATGCCAAATATGATGCTGATGGAGATGGTGTAGTTTCAGATGCAGAATTAGCAACTACACAGAAGCTACAAGAATTAGAATTATTACATGAGAAAGCAGATTCTCAGAAGCAAATGGCGTGGGTAGCAATGATAAGTATGTGTTTATTTGCAATATTGCCTGTAATGCCTTTTGTACCTGAGTCTAGGTTATCCACGTTAAGTAGTCTTAGCGATATGCTATTCTTAAGTCAGGCTGGAGTAGTTGGGTTGTATTTTGGAGCTACAGCATTTATGAGTAGGAATGGTAAACAGTAAGTTTACAGGTATAGCTGAATAGACAGCTATGTTTATTAATATTAATTAATAGGAAGATATAAAATGGCACAACCTACAAACACTAAGCATATCCCCTCTTCTAATATTTCAGGTGGGGTAAATAGTATTTATTTAGCAGAGAATTCTAAAGTATCTGGAGGCAATAGTAATATTTATTTGTCTACTCCAGCATCAGTAGGTGGTGGGGCTAATGATATTTTACAAAAAGATAACCCTAAAGTATCAGGTGGGGCTAACGATATATACTTGACTGATAATCAGCCTGTATAAATTTTTAAAAGGTTAGTAAGTTATGGCTAAGAGTAAAAAGGCTTTAAAGGCATTAAGAAGGCGTAAGTCAGCCAAGGGGCGTAGTCGTGCCTTAAAAGAAAGGCAAGATTATACTCTTGGTGGACGAGTAAAAAAAGAAGGGGGCGGCGATATTCCAATTGTTAAGCAGCCGGGATTTCAGGAATGGTTGAACACAGGAAGTGGGCAATTTGAAGATTGGAAGAAGACTCAGCCACAATACGCTGATGAACAACAACCTCCTACTGGTAACGAACAACCTCCTACTAGTAACGAACAGCCTCCAGAGCAACCTCCAGAGCAACCTCCAGAGCAACCTCCAGAGCAACTTCCAGAGCAACCTCCAGAGCAAACTTTCTCAACAGAGCGTCCTGCAGATGGGCGTTTTGGGGTAGGGCATGAAGGTAAAAACCTAAGTGAAGCTGATGTTAATTACCTTAGAAACCAAGGAGTTACTGTTCAGGCAGATGGCTCAGTAGCTGCTGCAGACTTTAAAGCATGGGCCGATACTCGCGGAGGCGTTAGACCTCCTCCTGCAAGTACAGCAACTACAACTACTGGGGAAACTCCTGCTGCTCCTACTCTTTCAGAAGAAGATATTTACCGTTCTAATTTTACAACTAGAGATGATTGGGGAGATAAAGCACCTAGTGGTTCATATAGTCCTGACTTTTACGATATACAGGATAGGGGTAGATATCTTGTAAAAATGCCTGATGGCACACTTACACAAGCTTCTACTTTAGAAGAAGCTCAAAGACTTAGTGGTGCTTCATCACCTTATTTAGGTACGATTCCTGATACACCTCCTGCTGGAGAAGAAGCTCCACCGGGTGAACAGCCTCCTCCAGATGATGAGCAACCTGAGCCGCAAGATATAACAACAGCACCTCCCATTGATTATAACGATTATATAAAGGCTAAAGCGGCTGAAAGAAATCAGTCATTTGAAGAAGCTGAAGAACACCTCAAAAAGGTACTTTATCAAACAGGTAATTTTGCTGACTATAATAAGGATGGTGTAGTAACAACTGAGGAGTGGGCTGAGTGGTTAAAACTAGCTGATACTGATAAGGATGGTAGAGCATCTGGAGATGAAAACACTGCTGCAGTTAGACAATTAAAAAGTCAGCTTCCCGCCGAAACTAATTACGCAGATGATGCATGGCTTGAAGATGCCAGAAATGAAGAGGTACGCAAAAAAAGAGGGTATACCACTGGATACATCATTATTGAAGATCTTCATTTTTCTGATCAAGAAGAAAGGCTTTATGATTTAAATATTAGAAACTGGGAAAGCAATAATTCTGCACCTTTACCTTATGTAGATGAAAATGGCAATGAGATACCAACAAGTCAATATACTCAGACTATCGGAGCGGCTGTTGGTGGTGTCAATATACCTAAAAATGGGTCTGTAAATCCTAAGTGGACTCAATGGAATGCTAAAAGGCTTGCTGCACATAATGGATTTATTACTAGAATTCAATCTCTTCCTAGAAATGAAGACGGGTCAATAAAACCTCTTGCACAAGATGCTTTTGCAGATAGTACAAGAGTACCTTATAGAGTTCCGGGATTAGATCAGGAAGTCACAGCATCTACTGTTTCAACATTAATTGATCCTGACACAGGTCTTCTTCCAGATAATCAGTTTTCAGAAGCTGGCAGAATAGAACAATTTGAAAGAGATGCAGACGGTAATATAGTTCTTGATGGTGCTGGTAATCCTGTTTATCGCTTACAAAGTGTAGAAGAGTTAGCTGATACTGATGTAGGTGTTGCTACTTTTGCTGCTGATACAGTAGAAGACACTGAAAGAAAACTAACTTCTGCTGCTGATATTAAAACAGAGGCAGCTAAATTTGGTGTAGATGCACCTACTCTTAAAGTATTTACATCTGCTGAAGCTGCCTATTACGCTAGATATCCTTGGGCTAAAAAAGCAGTAGATAATGGCGCGTATCCTGATTTTATTGCTTATCATGCAGCAGTAGGTAAAGGTAGGAATTATGTTTTAGGTTTTGAAGATACTGACTTTGCTGAAGGAGAGGTTGGGCGTTTAGCTGAAGCTTCCGCAGCAATAAGAACTAAGACTGATGCAGCCGAAAGAAATAGATTAGATGAAGAAGAAGGACTAGCCCCCAAAACAGAATTTTCTGAAGATCTTAGATCTCAAGTAGATCCTGTTACAGGGGAAACTATTCAATTAGCAGCTACTCCTGACGCAGAAAGACAACAACGAAATGCAATACTAGATGAGGTTGCTGCTACAGGTACTGAGGCTATTATTGTAGGTTCTGTAGGTTATGAAGCTGCTGAAAGAAGAGAAGTTAAGGGTGAAGCAGCTAAAGGTGCTGCAAGATCACTGCTTCAAGAAATAGGTGAAATACCTGAAAATATTGCAGAAGCTATTTTAGATAATCCTGCTTCTGTAACAGCTCAAGTTGATACAGCAGAAGTTCAAGTACAAGCTGCAATAGCTGCAATGCCTCAAGAAGCTCTTGTATCTGCTCAGTTAGAAAGTTTATTAGCTGGTATTGATGAAGGAACTACACCTACTTGGGCTAGACCTGCAGTACAATTAGTAGAGTCTAGATTAAATGCTAGAGGTTTAAGTGTTTCTACAGTAGGTAGGGATGCTTTGTTTAATGCAATTATTCAGACCTCTATTCCAATAGCTCAAAGTAATGCAGCAGCCCTACAACAAAGGGCTAATCAAAACTTATCTAATCAACAACAAGCTAACTTACAGCAAGCTTCTCAGGAGATGCAGTTAAGGTTAACTAATGTTGCTAATAGGCAATCTGCTGAATCTCAATCAGCTACCCTTGCTCAACAGATTAACATGACTCAAGGGCAGTTTACTCAGCAAGCACAGTTAAGTGAGTCAGAGCAGAGGCAACAAGTAAGGCTGGCTAGTCTGCAGAATGAACAGCAAGCAGAAATGGCTAATCTTGGAAATGATCAGCAGATAGAACTTGCTAACTTACAAGTTGAAGCAGAAAGAATGGGTGCTGATCAAAGCGCAGTCAATCAAGAAAGAATGGCTGAGATGCAAGTATCTGCAAACTTCATGCAAAAGAATCAAGAGTTTGTTCAACAGATGGAGTTAGCTAATCTATCTAATGATCAACAAATGAGACTTTCATTTCTAACAGCTAAGAATCAAGCAGCGTCTGAGAGTTTAACTAATGCACAGCAGACAGAATTAGCTAATCTTAATAAGCGTTTAGAAGTTAATAAAGTAAATGCAAGTCTTGCTCAACAGATGGGATTGGCTCAATTAAATGTTGATCAACAATCTGCAATGCAGAATGCCTCTACTGTGGCTAATATTGATCTGACTAAGTTTAATGCTACTCAACAGATAGAGTTAGCTAATAGTAAGTTTATACAGACAGCTACACTACAAGATCTAAATAATAGACAACAAACTATTTTGCAGGATGCAACTACTTTAGCTTCTATGGATCTGCAAGCAGCAGATTCGCTAACTAAAGTAAGTATTGAAAATGCTAGAAACTTCTTGTCTATGGACATGGCTAATTTAAATAATGAGCAGCAAGCTTACATGCTGGACTCTCAACAAAAACAGCAAAGAATGTTAAGTGATGTAGCCCAGCAAAATGCTGCTAGGCAGTTTAATGCTACAAGTGATTTACAAACTCAACAGTATGTTACAAGTTTAGCAGGACAGCTTGCTCAGTTTAATTCACAACAAGTAAATTCCCTTGAACAGTTTAATTCTGCTGAGACTAATAGAGTAGCAGCTATTAATGCAGGTAATGAGCTACAAGCAGAGCAATTTCTTTCTCAAATAAACACTCAAATAAGACAGTTCAATAGTCAGCAAGATGTTCAAGTTGAGCAGTTCAATGTTTCTAATGCTCAAGCAGTTGAACAGTCTAATGTAGAATGGAGAAGGAAAGCTAATCTTGCAGATACAGCAGCTACAAATGCATCTAATCAGCAACAAGCATCTTTTCAGTTTGATATGGATAAGACAGCACTTTCTCAAGCTTGGCAGTCACTAAGAGATCAAGCTAACTTTGACTTTCAAGAATACCAAAGTGACAAGGAAAGAAAGGTAAGTGCTATTAATGCTATTTTAGCTAACGAAGCTTTTATGACAGAAGATAAATATAATTCTCAACGAGCAAGGTTGTTAGCTTTAATGGATGATTTTGGAGACACCTTAGATGACATTAGAGGTTCTGCTGCCTTTGAACTTACTGAAGACTTGAAAAAATCAGAGGAATAACAAATGGGATTTTTTAAAAAGCTATTTAAACCTTTTAAAAAGTTAGGCAAATTTATTAAAAAAGCGTTTAAAAAAGTAGGCAAGTGGTTTGGAAAACTTGGCATCTTTGGGCAAATAGCTTTGTCTTTTATACCGGGACTAGGCCCACTGATAAGTACCATGTTTAAAGGGCTTGGGCAGGGCGCAATGAGGCTATTGAGTGCAGGTTTAAAACACAGCAGTGCTTTAGTTAGAGGTGCTTCTACAATAATTGATACTGCAAGAAGAGTAGTTGTAGGTATCCAAAAAGGATTTAAAACTGTTACTAGTGCAGCTACAAGTTTTGTAAAAAACACTACAAAGTACTTAGGTAACACGATGGGATTTAAAGTTGGTGGGCCTACTAAGTTTTTTGGTAAAGGCACAGACAGTGTATTTGGTCAGGTAGGTAGGGAAGTCACTAATAATTTTGCTGAGTTCAAAGAGGTTATTGGGGGTGCGCTTAAAAGCCCTGCAACAAGAGCAACACTAATTGATGATAAGTTAAATATTACAAAAGTTGGTGGTGTTAAGGTAGATATTAGAGATGTTAACAAAGTACAAAATATGTCCCTTAAGCCTATGCAGAGTCCTATTCCCAATCAGGAAATGATAGATGCTGGGCTTGTTCCTGCTCCTGCTCAGGTAAGTGCTATGCCTTCATTTAATGAACTTCTCGATGCTCCCGGTATAGCTGCTAAACAGACTATGGCTGCAGATAATTTACTAGGTGATTTTAGGTCAGATTTAAGTACTGAAGTAGGGGCTGAAGGACTTTCAAACTTTGACAGAGTCTTAGAAGGTGAAGATTTTAAAAACTTGTCTTCTTTAGATAAGTTGAGAGCCGTACACACTAATCCTAATTATTTTACTAAAGTAGTTTATGCTCCAGAAAATTCAATGAAAAAGTGGACAGACTATAACTCAGCTCTTGGTACTGAAAAAGAACTAAGAAATCCTTTTGGTAAAATTTATGATATAGATACTTCAACTCAAACTATGGGTCAGAAAATGAAAGAAGGGCTATCACTTGAGATGCCTAAGCCCGGACAAATGTTGAGCCAAGTTGGAACAGGTACAGCAACAAGCTTACTCACTAATAAAATTATGGGTGGAGGGCAGCAAGTTGGGGATGTAGGCCCAAAATTTTCACTAGGACAGTTTTATCAGCCAAATTTAGGAAGATATAATACTCAACTTCAAGAATCTCAATATGCTTTTGGTGGTCTTGATCCTAGTCTTGTTACTTCTTCAATGTCTGGCGCACAAGAATACAGCTCTTTGCTATCTGGTTTAATGAACCAAGATGCAAATCAATCTCAAGGGATTTACGGAGGTTTCCAACCTTTCCAACCTTTGCAAACTATTGGTCTTCCACAGTTTGGAACCTTTTCACAGCCTTATCAGACCACGTAGGATTTAACAATGTCAGAAATAGCACAAGATGACTTTTATAAAATAGGTACTTCTTTTAAAAGACCTATTCCCGGTGAGTCTCTTACAAGAAGTCCTGAAGATCAAAATAAATGGGATC